GCAATCCCCGCCCGTGATCGTTTACCCGGCCGGGGCCTATACCATCACCACGCCGGGTCCGACAACCATCACCTACACCGCCGCCAGCGTCACATTTTCTTGGGTTGTGACCCCAACCCCGGTGCCGGTCCCTCCCGCGCCTACCCCTGTTCCCGTACTCACCGGCCATGTTTGGGCCTTGGCGGTTTATGACCCAGCCGTGGTGCTCCCGGCCGCTCAACAGGCCGCGCTAAACAGTGCGACCCTCAAAGCGTCGGCGCTGCTCCAGGACGTCGATGTCCAGCCCTTCAAGAGCACGGACGGGAGCATCGCGAGCTGGCTTCCGCACCTGCCCAAGACCGGCCTTCCGGCCTTGCTGTTCGTCCAGAAGTCGGCGGCCGGTACGGGTGAACTGGCCTACGCCGTGGCGTTGCCGGCTTCCGAGGCCGATATTCTGTCCCTTGTGAACAAGGTGCGCGGCAAATGAACTGGATTCACACGGTTCTCGGTCACGTTCTCGAGTGGTTGTTCGGGTCATCTGAACAGGGGAAAAAATGAGACTACGCGGTGCGATTCCTTCGCCGAAACACAAGGCGTTCGCAGTGCCGGCGCACCAGATCTATCAGCCTGTGCCAGCATTCTGGGGCGTGATCCCAAGCAATTTGGACATTTGGGGCAACTCGACCTACGGCGACTGTGTATCAGCCGAGGAAGCTGCAAAACTGGCTCAGTACAGCGTCATGTGCGGACTCACCGAGGTCTTCTGCCCATCGGCGACTCTGGTCCAGTGGGCGCGCAAGCATGGATACCTCAACGGCGCCAATCTTACGGACGTCATGGACACGATGGCCTCGACCGGCATCACCGTGAACGGAGTGACCTACAAGGACGGTCCATATCAGAGCGTGGATTGGACGAACGACGCCGTTCTCTCGAGTGCGATCTACTCCGGCCCTGTCAAAATTGGGGTTGCTGCCAGCCAACTTGACAATGTGGTGGGCTCGACAAACGGCTGGTGGGGTACCGGTTTCAAGAAAGACAGCGATGAGGACCACTGCGTCAATCTCTGCGGATTTGGCAGTGCAGGCGATCTGGCCACGCTGATGAAGGTTAGCGTCCCTTCTGGTGTGAGCGAGATGACCCGGTGTTATCTCCTGTTCACATGGGGAACGATTGGGATCGTCGATCAGAGTTCGATGGAAGCGATCACCGGTGAAGCATGGTTGCGGAGTCCAAGCACGGTTGGGGAAGGCCCGGTTCCCACGCCAACGCCGACTCCTACCCCGACTCCAACTCCTGTTCCTACCCCAACTCCAACGCCACTTGGCGGCTCATATCAACTCGGTGTGTATCAGGTCAATTGGACTGCGACTATCAACGACCCCGCGCCGCAGCCGGGAGGTGGACGATGAAGTCCTTGTGGTTGGTTTCTGATCGGCCGAATGCGACCTATGAAGGGTTGGAATATCGACTCGGTTGGTGGGATGAGGAATCGCAATCCTGGCGGTTGAACGATACGTTTGCCGAGGATTTGCTGGCCCTACTCAAATCCCTGGGATGGGGCAACCCCGATGTCGGGGATGTCCCGAACTTGAAGATTGAAACACGAGGATCAAATGCCTGAATCAACCTCGCCAGTTGCCTCTCCTGTTCCAGCGCTCTCTGTTTACCAAGATGTGGCTGGGAACGTGGTATTCAGTGCCACGGTTCCTCCGACAGCGACCGCCATCAACTGGACGGCGCTCCTCCAATGGCTCACGACGTATGGGCCAAACGTGATCGCGGCTTTTGCGGCCTTGGTCGCGATTTTCGGCTCACCGACACCGGCTCCTCCGGCTCCCACTGTTCCCCCGCACGAGGTGAAGCCATGAAAGCAGTCCACCTTTCCGTTGTCGCCATGATCGCGGCTACGAGCGGCATCGGCATGGCGATTGCCACGAAGAACAGCGAGGCCTTGGCAACCTCGATTCTGGCTTTGGTCGCGGCTTTTCTGCCGGCGGTCCAGCTCGCCTTGCCGTGGTTCACGACGCCTCCAGTTCAGGGCGAAATGCCCAAGTTCGAGGGAATCCCGAAGCCATGACCGTATCGGAATGCCGAATTAGGAATACGGAATGAATCCAATTCCCCATTCCGAATTCCGCATTCCTTGCTCTGGTCGTTATTCCTTGCTCTGGTCGTTGTCGGCCTGATGGGGCACGACCCGCAACGGGTGGTGTTTCCGGACCCGCCCGATGCGGCGGGGTGTGACTACCTGTCGCCGTGTCGTTGCCCCGTGGACTTACAGAAGTTCAACCCGCTGTTTCCTCGGTCGCTCCACTGGATACTTCACTGCGAGGCCAAGTCATGTGGTCACTGGAACAGATAATCGGCGGCGCCGTTGCGGTGATCGTGGCCGGCATGCCGGCGATGATCGCTCTGCTCAAGGTCAGAGAGTTGCACATATTGATCAACGGCCGGCTATCTGCGTGGATCGAAGCCACCGTCAAAGCGGCGCACTTGGCTGGGCAGCTTGAAGGTCGGGATGAGGCCCGCAAAGCGGCGGAGATCGAGTCGGCTACCATCATATAAGACGCTACCGAACTGGCGAAAAAGCTGCTCGCCGAAGCTGCCGAGAAAGCCCGCGTGATTATCGCCGAAGCCGCCAATGAAGCATTAGAAAAACAGAAAGAGTCATGAATACGTTTACTTTGAGGTTGCTGACGGCGATCATCCTGTTCGTCTTGAGTGTCACACTCTGCGGCTTCGACTACTGGATGTCGTGGGCCGACAACGATGCGGCGATTTCCAAGCTGCTCTTGTGGATCGCCGCCCACGCGTTGGTGACGTCGATGGTGTTCAGCTTCTGGGCTGGCATCCTGACCGGGCACCTGTTCATGCCTCAAATCCCGCTCTCCGAACCACGGAAAGAGTGAGCGATGCTGCTTTTTGACAGTCGTCGACCGTTCGAGATCCTGCAATCCGTTGGTGCATCGCTTTTCGGCGTGGCAACGGCAGGGTTCGGTATCACCCACGACAACATGTGGGCAGCAATCATCGGTAGCGCCCTCGGGGCTGGATCGGTCGCCTGGACATTCGGAATCTGGTTGAGGGATAAAACCTTGTTTTACCTCCGCAAGCAGAACGGTGAGCTATGGGCCGAGCTATCCAAGCTCAGTGAAGAGATGAAAGTGATGCGCGAGAAGCAATACGATGACAGCACTGCTACTGATCGCCGCGTTGATCAACTTGTGGCTCATGGTAAGTTGGATTCTCGGGAGGGCGCGCACGGTGACACCCTCATCGAACAGTAGCCAGTGGTCAGCAGTCAGCAAAGACCAAAGGCCGCGGACCGCCGGCCGGCTCCTTTCTTCGTATTTCCTGACTACTGGCTACTGTTCGATCAAGCCCAAGCCAGTGACGGAGACGTGGTATTGGGTTTTTCCTGAAGGCGACGGCAAGCCAGTTGCAACCTATCGCCATCGGCACCTTGCGGATCGGCACATGGCAATCTGCTATCCAATCCACGGCGGCGACATCATCCCCGCGCCAGTCACCTACGAGCAGCACGCGTCGGCCCAGCTCGAGGAGGCCCCACCGTGCCAGACACCAGCCCCCCAACCGAGCCCCAAGCTGACGAGGTTGCAACGGATGAAGAGGTCTATGCGGACCTTGAGCACGAGGCTATTGCGAGCCGTCTTTGGATTCGGGCTCTGACACCCCTCCTGCAACTCCGCAGTCACGAGACGGACCCCAGCTCTCGCGTCCAGTTCGCGTTCGATCAGATGTACGTTGCGGCATGCGAGAGAATCGCCCGAATTCTCCGGTCTGACCTGACAGGGGAGTAAGCTCTCGAGAACCCATGAGTGGCCACTGTTATGGATCAACCCAAGAAGAAACATGAGGAAGCGACAGTCTCCGGTCTCGCGTCCGCTGGGTGCAGCACCAGTGACATTGCGCTGACCAGGATCGGGCCGGCCAGATCCCGCCGAGGCAGGCCGTCTGTGCGATCCGGGTCCGAGCACCGATTCACTCCATGCTGACCTGGAAGAGTCGCCCTATTGACTTGCTGACCGCACCTGGCTCGGAGCCTGTTATCGACGCTACGGCCGCGACTCTCTCTGGGTGCGCAGCCACATTCTAGCCGAGATCCCCGATCTCTCTTCGGATCAGCTCATCCCTAAAGCCTGGCTCGATTACGCGACCGCCGTCCAGCGGCCAAACCTACCACCAACGCATCCGGTACACCGCACCCGCCGAATTGCCGTCGACTTCGGGGAAGGGGTCGGACGCGATTCGACTGCCATACTTGTGAGGGACGATCATGGAATCATCGATTTTATCTCCGGGCGTCTGCTTAGCTTGGCTGATGCAGCGGCGGAAGTCGCGCGCCTTAACTGCATCTGGGCAGTCCTCCACGAGCGCATCAGGAACGAAGGTGTCGGGATCGGCCGCGACTTCTTCAATTATCTCGCAAAGCATGGACTCAAAGACGTCGTCCGATACGTTGGCGCAGGGCGACCCCGAGAACCGCAGAGGCTTACCAACCTGCGATCCGAGGCAAGTTGGCGATTTCGAGACCGGCTCAATCCCGATCGACACACCGATAACCAGTACTCAAACACGAGCCGACAAGTTCCGTTCCACGTCTCGCCGCGGGCCTGGTGGGCGCTGCTCAGAGAAGACCTAGAGGCGCTTACTTATGACCTCGTGGGTAATCAAACCCGGCTGATGAAGAAGGATGACCTCCTGGTCAGGCTTGGACGATCACCAGACCGAGGCGACGCGCTCAGCCAAAAAGCTTTGCGTTCTAACCAACAAGGAGTGACGACCGTGATTTCTACGCTTCTGCTGACGCTGGCTATGGTCGGATCTGGAGATCCGACACCCCAGTTGACTTCTCCCCTCCCCGGAACCGGCATGTCGACATCGTACCCATTCTACTGCGTCTACCTCGCAAGCGGCCATCCGTCAAGGTATCCACTATATATATACACATTGTATACATGTATTTGTATGGCGATACCAGGCCTTTCGATCCCAACAACGACCGAAGATTCTGAGTACGGTGACATGGGCGATCATGGCGTTTTCTTGATGCGTTTACACCCATGACATAGTAATGGACCGAGACATGGAAATACTTCTCGTTATTGTGACCTCATCAATCCTGGGACTCATGCGAGTGCTCGGGTTTCAGCATGAGGCTTTTCAGGCAGTTGCGCACCTTTGGGTGGGATTCCTCGTTGGCGGCTGGGTGTTCAGCACCCCCAAATTACTCTTTAGGGCGAGTGTGATCGTCCTGAGTATTCTCGAGGTTGTTTGCTTTCTGGCGAAGTTTCACAATGGCTGACCGACCGGCGATTCTGAGTAGGGTGACATGATTCATCTTGGCGATTGCCTGGACATCCTGCCCACGCTGGCGGCCGGCTCGGTCGGTCGTTTGTCGGCATCGAACTGAATCCCACCTATCGCACGATCGTTCTGGCCCATATCGCCACCGAAGCCGACAAAACATCTCTCTTGGTAGGTTGACATGGCTGACACCGACCCACGCTTGTTTCCGGCCTTGCCCAATGTGGGGGGTTCGTTCTCCAGCGATGATAAAGCTTGGATCATCAAGGAGGTAGAGGCGGGGCTGCGCAACCACCGGCCGCGGCTGGCTTCCGCCATCGAGAACCAGGCCTTCTATGACCTCGAATCCGATCGCTACCAGCCCCGCCGCGAGGCTGAGACCGAATTCGACTTCGCGGGCCGTCCGCGCCGTCAGTCCGGGTTCGTGCAACAGGCCGTGGACCGGCTGTGCGAGCACACGTACAATCCCGGCCCGCAACGCACTGTGCTGGGTGACGGCCTTGCCGAGTCGTTGCTCAAGCAAGTCTACGAGACGAACCATATTGACTGCGTGATGCAGCACGCTGAACAGCAGGCGGCGCTTAACGATGTATGTGCAATCCAGATCAAATGCACGAACGATCCCGACATGCCGGTCGATCTCCAGCTCTGGGGCGGTGATGAGTTCACGGTCTTCACCGACCCGGAAGATCCCCGCAAGCCGTTCGCCGTCGTCACGATTGACCGCTACAATCAGCGCACGAGGTACAAGCTATGGTTCGACGACGAGGTGCAGACTTTCCTGACCGATCAGTATTCGGCGGACAAGACGGCTGGTGCCCGGGTGGCTCTCGCGCAAGGGGATTCCGAGAAGAATACCTATGGGTGCATCCCATTCGCTTTTCTCCACTACAGAGCCCCGGTTCGCCAGTTCTGGACCCCTGGACCTGGTACCTTCTTGCGCAAGGCGGAGCTGCGGATCAATGACCGACTCTCCGAACTCGACGAACTCATCTCCAAGTACGGCCGACCAATCGGGGTCTTCAGGAACGTCAGCCCCACGTTCACTCCCGAGGTTGGTCCCGGTCGATTCCTGCGACTTTGTCGTGGTGGGACGGGGTACACTGGGGAGGGCTATGCCGATGGAGGAGAACCCTCGGCCGATTATCTCCAGGCTCAGCTAGCGATCGAGTCGATCTGGCTGGACCTGGAAAAGTACATGAAGCAAACGGCGGCCGCCGTCAACCTGCCCTTCACGGCCCTCGAGCTGCAATATGACGACGCCGCGTCCGGCATCGCGCTGGTGATCAAGTCCGCCCCCCTGCTCACGCGGGCCCGCCAGCGGCGGCCGATCTACCAGCTTGCCGAGTTGTGCCTGGCTCGCAAGATTCTCACCGCGGCCGGCAACCATTACGGCCACGCCGACCTGGTCGATCAGGCGGCCCAGCTCGAACTCCTGCTGGCCTGGCCAGAGCCCCGCATCCCGATCCCTGGCCCTGACCGCGACCAGTCCGACGAGTGGGAAATGCAGGTCGGGATCAAGAGCCGGATCAACGTCTGCATGGAGCGGTACGGGCTCAACCGCGATCAGGCGCTCGCGCATATCGAACAGGTCGCCGAGGACGAGGCCGAGGCCCAGGAGAAGGGACCGCCCAGGCAGAACCCCGTCAGCCCGTCCAGCGAAGAGGAGCCGGAAGAGGACGATGTCTCCGGGGCGGCCTCGGAGGATGAGCCGGACTACGACGTGACCGGGCCCCAGAGCACGGCGGAAGCAGAGGACTGACCATGGACGAAGACGCCGCCCTGCGTGCCCTGCGAGCCTATCGGCAGCTCGTCCGGATCGCCCGCCATCCCGAGCGCGAGCCGGCCTGGCTCCAGATTCTCGCGGACCTGGACGACGCCGAAGCGTTCTATCGCGATATCGAGCCCAAGAGCACGAGCCAGTACGTCACATATCAGCGAATTCTGCGGGCCCTGAAGAGGTAATTTGCTGTCGCTCCCTACGTTCGCTTTTTTGTTGTCGCTCCCTACGTTCGCTTTGCAGCCGAGGCGGCGGTCGCCAAGGCGCGGGGAAAGAAGTGACCCATGCCCGATGAAACTCCAATCCCGGAAGGCTCCATGCCTAACGAAACGACTGCTCTGGACATTCTGCAGCGGCAAGTCGAAAGCTTGATCACGCAGCTTGAGAAGATCACCGGCGAGCGGGATGAATTCCGCGACGCGCTCAAGACCATCTCCATCGAGCGGGACGACCTCCAGGCCAGGGTCACTGCTCCCGACGCCCAGGCCGCCCGGATCGCCGAGCTGGAGAGCGCGATCCGCGATCGCCGGCACTACGACAAGTTCGCCGAGCTGGCCAAGGGTGCGAAAGCCAAGGACGCCGCACTCAAGCACCTCTGGCAGGTCTCCGGCTACAAGGCCGAGGCCGACGAGCCCGACGAGAAAGCCCTCGGCAAGCTCGTGGAGGACCTCCGCAAGAGTGCCGATTACGCCTTCGAGCCTTCGGATAATGCGGATTTTGGAATGCGGAATGCGGAATCCAAAATCCAAAATCGGCAATCGTCAAGGACGAAGTACGGGCTGGAGACCGGCGCCGCTCCCGAGCCCGCTGGCGGCGGGCGGTCGACCGAGCGAAACAAGGGCGGCGACGGCACGATCGTCACGGCTGAAATGAGAGCGGACCCCAGGTTCATGCTGGATCCGCGCAACCGCGAGATCATCACGGCGGCGGCCAAGGAAGGCAGGTTCCGCTGAGCAAGGAGTTGCCGGTCGTCAGTTGTGAGTTCTCAGTTTCACCGGCCGTGGCTCGATCTTGAGCCGCGGCATTCAGAGAGGCCCTGAAAGGGCCGGAACAATCCAGCACGGGGCAACGCCCCGTCCGAGGAGTCATCTGTGGCTAACAATTTTGCCGCCTTTTTTGAGACTTTGGTGGCGGGTGCGGACGAATACAACCGGGCGAAGGTTGGCCGTACCGCGCTCCTGGATGCCGTTTACAAGGACGTGAAGCCGGAAGCCGCCCGCATCGGCAAGACGGTCGACGTCTACTTCCCCGACGTCGGTCCGCTCCAGGCGATCAACAACGGCCAGCTCACCGCCACCAGCGTGAACCCCAACTACATCCCCCTGGTCTTCCAGACCCGGGCGGGCGCCGCGCTGCAGTTTCAGGATTTCGAGCAGTGGCAGACCGCAGTCGACCTGGCCCAGAAGTTCTTCGACCCCCTCTACAAGCGGGCGCGTGAGTATCTGAACGGCCAGATCGCGGCCTTGATCACCCCCACCAACTTCAACAGCAACGCCCCGATCATCGGCGCGACCCAGGGGGAGGTCCAGGTCCCCGATCAGCTCAACGCCTGGGCCACCCTGGCGGACCAGAAGGTCCCCCTGGAGGACTCCGACAAGCTCCGGCTCATGGTCCACAACCAGGTCTATCGCAAGATGCTCGGCGATTCGGCCTGGGTGCAGGAGAGCTTGGTTTCGGCAGTCATCGCCAAGCAGGCGCGCACTGAGGCTGATCTGGCGCACGCCTTCAACTTCCAGCCGATCTGGGATCAGCAGATGCCGACGGCGTCGGGCTCGATCCTCTACGGCCAGCTCACGGTGACCAACGGTAGCGCCAACGTGACCGGCCTGAACACCGTCTTCACCCAGCAGCTCGTCGCCGGGACGAGCTACCTGGTCTTCGGCAACGACCCGACCAAGACCCAGTACAAGGTCAGCACGATCACCAGCGACACGGCCATCGTGCTCAGCTCGACCTACGCAGGCAGCACGGCAACCACGACCGCCCGTCTCATCACCAACCTCGCCGGCACGGCCACGATGTCGGGCAACACCATCACCGGCAGCGGCACAGCATTCACCACGGCCCTCTCGGTCGGCCAGTGGGTCGTCTTCTCGGCCGACACGACGCAGACCCCGTACCAGATCGCGACGATCACGAGCAACACGGCGGCGACCGTCGTCGGGGCTGGTGCCACGATCAGCAGCGCCTCGACCCTGACCGTGCAGGCGTACACCTGCCTGGCCCTGCACGAGTACGCCATCGCCCTGGCCCTGCGGCCGATCGCCACGCCGGACGAGGCCCGCAACGTCGTCGACGTCAGCTACATCGACCTCCAGGGCATCCCCCTGCGGGTCATGGTGTCTTACGTCCACATCTACCAGGCCCTGTTCGTCACCGTCGACTTCGGCTACGCCCTGGGCGTCATCCGTCCCGACTTCGGCGTGATCATCAATTGTTGACAGTTGGGAGTTGTCAGTTGGGAGTTGTGCCGAGATCTGACAACTCTCAATTGACAACTGATAACTCCCAACTATCAGCGGAGAGGTGCGATGGAATTGGATCGGAGAAACGTCCAGCATGGGGCGATCCCCGTGGGGAAGATACTGGCTGCCCAGGCGGGACCTGTCCCGCTTGGCTCGGTACTTGCACCAACGCCGGGCTTGGAATGGGGAGTGCTCCCGCCCGGAACGGACGGATATGTTCTCACGGCGTCCTCGGGATCGGTCTTGCCCGATGGAAGTCAGCCCGGAATCGCCTGGGCGTCCCCCGGCGCGACATCTCCCATCGCGGCCGGTTCCCTGCTCGGCAACCCCACCGGCTCATCGACCGTTCCCGAGGCCATCACGCTGGGGGCCGGCCTGAGCTTCTCGGGGACGACCCTGGTTGCTTCGGGCGGCGGCGGTACGCCCGGCGGCTCCTCCGGCCAGATCCAGTACGACAACGCCGGATCATTCGGCGGGTTTACCATGTCCGGCGATGCCACGCTCGTTACGTCCACGGGGGTCATCACGATCTCGCCCGGGGCCGTGACACTCGCCAAGCAGGCGAACTTCCCGGCGTCCTCGCTCATGGGCAACCCGACCGGGTCGTCCGCCGCGCCGTCAGCCATCACTCTGGGAACCAACCTGAGCTTCTCGGGGTCGGTTCTGAACGCCACGGCAGGAGGCGGAGGCGTTTCCAGTGTGGCCATGACGGTCCCTT